GGAATAGCCACGAGGTATGGATTAAATGGTTCGTATGCCGTAGATGCGGGCAGTGGTACTGCTTAGGGAGCGAATATATGGGCTATCGGCACGAGTTACGATGGTGGTGGAGTCAGTGGCAGCACTTGGACTTCAACTTCACATTATGGTTTAGCTTGGAGAAGGTCCGGTACTGGAGCGCATGCGAGCATTGGTGAAGGAATATATGTACACCAAAACGGATCATTAGAGGGTGGTATTGGTACCGCAGGTATTTATTCTGCTGCAACTATAACTGCAGCTGGAATTATAACTGCTACTGGTGGTAACTCAACTGAGTGGAACACTGCCCATGGTTGGGGAGATCATTCAACTGCCGGTTATACAGGCAATCAAGCAGCGGGCGTAGGACTAAGCGGAACAACAACTCTAGCACTTGATTTAGGGGAACTAACTGTTGGTGGAACCTTAATAGCTGGAGATTATTTAATTGCTGAGAACGGTGGAGCAGATCATAGACAACTTATTTCCTCTATCCCTTTATCTATATTCAATAACAACTCATCATGGACTTCTAATGTAGGAACTGTTACTTCTGTCGCGGCAGGCAATGGTCTGAATTTCACGTCTATTACTGGTTCCGGTTCTGTTACGATGGGAACGCCAGGAACGTTGACTGGTTCTACGTCTAATGGTGTAACAGCAACAAGTCACACCCATGCCATTACAACAACAGGCACTGGTAGTATTGTCGCGGCAGTTAGTCCCGCATTAACAGGAACACCAACAGCACCAACTGCGGCGGCCGGCATAAACACAACCCAGATAGCAACTACATCATATGTGCGGGGGGAAATTGTTGCGGCAGGTGGCGGTACTATGTCATCATTTAACGTGCAGAGTAATGGTGGTACTCAAGTTGCTGTATCGGACGCTGAAGAACTTAACTTTATTAGCGGCACAAACACAACGGCAACAGTAACTAATCAAACTAATCCAACAGTCAGGATAGATGCAGTTGATACTGTTTATACGCACCCAGTGACTGCGGGAAACAAGCACATACCTTCCGGCGGTAGTGCCCGTCAGGTTCTGACGTATTCAGCACCCGGCACAGCCGTATGGTCCTCCTCTTCCGGTTCATTGCCTGTAACTATTACCGCTGTCGGCACTACCATGGCAATTAATAACCATTATCAACTGACAGATTCCGCTCAGACGATGACACTGCCGTCAACTGCCGATTCGGCAGACCACCTAGAACTAAGTGTCCGAGATTTTCGTACCACAACAGTCGCCCGCAATGGTCTGAAGATCATGGGACTGTCAGAAGACCTTACTATCGACGTTAACTTTGCTAGTCTGAGTTTCAAATACGTCGATGCGAACTACGGATGGTTTGTTGCACAGAATGCTAGTTCTGTTGCTGTTGTTGAGACTTCAATTTTTCCTGCAGTGGCAGATAGTGCTACCGTTCCTAATCTAAACATCTCCACGGATACTCATGGTTCTCTACCGTTGTCCAGAACTTCTGGTACGCTGGACAGTGCGCAGATTCCTAGTATAGATTTAGGAACAGATACTCATGGGGATATAGTTGACGCAACATTCAGTGGTACTGTCACAGAAACACAATACAGTCTAACCGGTACTGCTATCGACCAAGCGAATGGTACGATACAATATAAGACACTTAGCGGTAATACAACATTCACCGAAGCATTACAGGACGGACAATCTATCACATTAATGATAGATGACGGAACTGCCTATACTGTTACTTGGCCTTCTGTAACTTGGATGGGTACTGACAGTGCTGCGGCCGCGCCAGCATTACAAACAACAGGATACACAGGTGTTGTTTTGTTTCAAATGAACGGAACTGTATACGGTTCTTGTATGAACCCGGCATAATTATGGCATTTTTATCTAGAAAAGCAATGGCAGCAACATTCAAAGGTGTTGGTTTACCTTCGGTGGTTTCGACTGACGCTGAGGGTTGGTGGCATGCAGATGGTCTTGCGTCCGCGACTTCATGGACAAACTCGGGAACCACTGGTACTGATCTTGACATTGATACTGTGGTCAATTCTTCTGCTAATTTCTCCATATCTAATACATTAAATGGTATAGCATGTTGGGATACTGGTGGCACAGGAGGATGTCTTAGAACATCTGGTGCGCCCACCTATAGTATAGACGCCACCTTTTTCATAGTTTATCAGTGGCAAACGGTTCCAACGACTTATAGATTTATTTATGAAGGTGAGTCAACTACCACATCCGTTCGAAATGTCTACTATTATGATCAGGTGTCGGGTACACAACATGGTTTTAGTGGTGGTATAACACACGGTGCAGGTACTCTATTGCCTGATGGTGATATTCATTGTGTACAACATGACATGCTAAACAGCGCAGGTACCGATACCATTTGGCAAACCGTAGAAGGTGACCAAGGAACTGGCGGGGCGCATACCTCATGGAGAGGGCTTACCATCGCGGGTTATCCTGGCGGTCTTTACTTTGCGGATATTAAGATAGGCGAGATGATATTGTTTGATCGATCTGTGACAGCACAGGAAGAAAAGGACATTCGAAAATATCTTATCGCTAAGTGGGGAACTGTTGGTGCTTGGAATGATTAGATCGAGGATAGTTATAAATAGATGGATACGAATAGGAGAAACACATGGCAGTCATTAGTTCAAGGCAAGAATTAATAGATTATTGCTTTAGAAGACTTGGCGAACCTGTGCTGGAAGTTAATGTCGATATAGATCAGGTCGAAGATAAGGTCGATGATGCGCTACAGAGATACCAAGAATACCATAGTGACGCGACACTAAGATCCTACTTCAAGCATGTAGTGACAGATTCTGATATGACGAATGGTTATATTCCTTTGCCTGCCAGTATCATCTATGTGTCCCACATGTTTCCTGTTAAGAATTCTTATGGATCAGGAACGGGTATGTTTGATATTCAATATCAGTTCTTTCTAAACAACGTGGGTGAACTGGGTAATTTTTATGGTGACATGTCATATCTTTATCAGATGGAACAATATCTGAGTATGATCGATATGCAGTTGAACGGAAGTCCTCAAGTACGATTCTCGCGAAGACAAAACAAATTGTATATCTTCGGCGACCTTAATGATGGAGATATATCTCTTGGTGACTATTTAGTAATAGAAGTATACCAGATTGTTGATCCAGAATCAAATACAAGCGTCTACAATGACATGTGGATCAAAGACTATACTACCGCACTGATCAAAGAACAGTGGGGACTTAACATGATGAAATTTGATGGTATGTTACTTCCGGGTGGTGTGACTGTGAACGGACGACAAATGTACGACGATGCTCAGACTGAAATAGAAGCACTGAAAGAATCTATTCGGACAGAACAAGAAATGCCCGTGGATTTCTTCGTAGGATGAGAATCATGAAACTACAAGAAATGCGGCGATGCATTTATTACACTTTAACGAGAGAAAAATAATGCCAGAAGAAATAATGCCACACCAAAAAACACCGGCTCAGTATGGATTAAATGAACTGAATAAAATGAACACGTTCAACGAGTCTCCGAGTTATGAATTCTCGGCAGAAGGGTTTCGCTTCAGGATCGGGTTTTGGAGAACCCATACGATAGATGCGCCCGAAGTAGGCATTCCATATCTCGCGCTGATCTACTGGACCGCAGAGGGTTGGGTTGTCTTAGATAAACTTGCACCTTTCTGGAATGATGACCATCTGGTGGGGACTTTCAGTGACGGCAATATCACTGATCAGATTGAAAGTTATTGCTGGTGGATAGCTAAAGATTTTAACGTAACACTTGAGCAATTTTTACAGGAGAACGCAGTGATCAAAGGAACTGAAGAACCAATACCAGATAGCACTTGGGGTAAGGTGTTAGCCAGACTGAAGGGCGTGTACATTGACGCAAGGAAACTTATCTTTCCGAAGGAATAGATGGGAGAAAATACGTGGCAGTAAATAAATACCACAGTAGAGGATCGACAGGCGAACAGAATCTTCTCGAAGATCTGATCATAGAGTCCATACAATTTTACGGGACGGATGTTTACTACATCCCGCGTGAGTTGGTTAATACTGATCCTATATTTCTAGATGACAACTCTTCTATGTTTCAGAATGCATACAAGATAGAAATGTTCATTGAGAATATTGACGCGTTCGAAGGCGACCGTGATCTGTTCACTAAGTTTGGTGTAGAGATTCGAGATGCTGCCACATTCATTATGGCGCGTAGAAGGTGGTTGAATACTGTTGCTGCGTTCGAAGAAACTCAGAACAAGGCATTCTATAGACCACGGGAAGGCGATATAATTTATCTTCCGATGTCAAAGTCTATGTTCCAGATCATGAAGGTCGAGGACGAAACGCCATTCTATCAGTTGAAGAATCTTCCAACGTTTAGGATGATGTGCGAACTGTTCGAGTACAACGACGAAGATTTCGATACTGGTATCACTGAGATTGACGATGTGGAGAACTTCGCAGCATTCCAGTATGTGTTATCGCTAGACTCTGCCCAGACTGATTTCGATGTCGGAGAGATTGTTACACAGACAAACTTAGACTATAGTATTACGGGACAGGTTGTGAACTGGAACGACTCTGACGATAAACTATACCTCGCGCATGTAAGCACAAGCGATGGAGATTATCACCAGTTTGCTACTGGCGTAACGGTAACAGGTGGAACAACAGGATCTACTGGTACACCAACATTGGTACAAGAACTGCAGAACATCCAACTAGACGCACAGAACGATACGTTCGATACAATTCCCGGGTTCGCTGGCGACTTCATTGATTTTACCGAAAGTAATCCGTTCGGAGATCCCCGATAATGATCATGATCTCCCAATAAATAGAATTTTCAAGGAGAATATAAAATTCTAGGTTCACATTTTTATCATCAACGCATCCGTCGAGCGGTTGCTGTTTTTGGAAGTTTGTTTAATAATATCAATGTTGTTAGACCAACATCGAATACTGCTTCTCTGAATCAAGTAAAGGTACCGCTGAGTTATGCGCCGAAGAGAAACTTCATTGATCGTATAGCACAGATGGCAGTGGGTGAAGATAACGAAAGACAGTTGGCAGTCAAACTACCAAGGATGTCATTTGAGATTATCTCCTTCGAATACGATGGACTACGACAATTGCCTAAGACTAACAGACGAGTAGTGGGTACTGGTGCGGACAACAGATCAAAATTGTATACATCGGTGCCGTACAGTGTCCAGTTTGAACTGAACGTGTATGCCAAAACTCAGGATGATGCGCTCCAGATCGTAGAGCAGATCATGCCTTATTTCAATCCACACTACACAGTGACGGCAGTACCGCTGGCAGATTACACCGACATTAAAGACGATGTGCCGATCACGCTCAACAGTGTGTCCTTTCAGGACGACTATGAAGGTCCATTAGAGCAACGAAGAACCATCATATATACATTGTCGTTTGATATGAAAATTTCGTTCTATGGTCCAGTGTATACAGGACCAATTATTCGTCAGGTTGAAGGACAAGTGTATAAACAAGACGCCGGATTGTTGGACAGCGATATTTCACTAGAAACATTACAGGTAACACCAACACCAAACGGTGTTAATCCAGATAGCGACTTTGGTTTCAACACAGATATTTTTGCAGCACTAGATAGCGTACCATAAATGACAGAATATAACGATGAACATGTTGACGCGGATATCATATTCGCGAGAAAACAATACTATGCCCTGTTGGAACAAGGACAAGAAGGTTTGGACATGATGATGGAAATCCTAAAATCATCAGAACACCCAAGGTCAGGGGAAGTTTTCGCCCAAATGCTGAAACAGAATGCCGACATCACTGATAAGTTGATGGACTTGAACAAGAAAGAGAAGGACATCAAGCAATCAAACTTACCTGCCGTCTCGCAACCAGTTCCTGGCCAGACAGTTAACAACTTGTTTGTAGGAACGACAGAAGAACTTCAGCGAATGTTACAAGACAATGACGAAAAGGTAATAGAGGTGACTCCGAATGACGAAACCTGATATTCTGGATGACACTAAGACTACAGGCAACGGTTATCTCGGAAATGGTAATGTTAAAAAGAATGGTGTCCAGGAAGCATGGACAGAGGAGAAGATTAAGGAGTACAACAAGTGCCGCTTAGATCCAAAGTACTTCGCTAAAAATTATTGCCAAGTAATACACCTAGACCATGGTCTTGTTCCTTTCAATCTCTATCCATATCAGGAGGAGATGTTTGAAAACTTCACTAACGAGCGTTTCAACATTGTACTCGCATGTCGTCAATCAGGAAAAAGCATCGGTTGTTGCGCATATCTTTTATGGTATGCTCTGTTTCATTCAGAAAAAACAGTGGCAGTTCTGGCGAATAAAGGATTGAACGCTCGTGAGATGTTAGAACGCATTACGTTAATGCTGGAAAACTTACCGTTCTTTCTTCAACCAGGATGTAAAGCACTCAATAAAGGTAACATAGATTTCTCTAATAACTCTACTATGGTCGCGCGCGCGACGTCTGGTTCATCTATACGTTCTATGTCTGTTAACTTACTGTATCTTGATGAGTTTGCTTTTGTCGAAAAGGCAGATACATTCTACACATCAACCTATCCTGTAATCACCTCTGGTAAAACTACTAAGGTTATTATCACTTCGACAGCAAATGGTATAGGTAACACGTTCCATAAACTATGGGAAGGATCAGTCCAAGGTACTAACAACTACGCATCTACACGAGTCGATTGGTGGGATGTGCCGGGAAGAGACGAGGCCTGGAAGAACGAAACGATTGCAAACACTTCACAATTACAGTTCGACCAAGAGTATGGGAATACTTTTTTCGGGACAGGCGACACATTAATTAACGCAGAAACGCTGATGTCTTTTAGAACAGCACCGCCCCTGCGTTACATGGATCGTGGTCTTTTCTTAGTATATTCCGAGCCCTGCGCAGAGCACGAGTACATCATGACCGTTGATGTCTCGAAGGGAAGAGGTCAGGACTATTCTACGTTCAACATAATTGATATTTCGACACGCCCTTTTAAACAAGTGGCGGTGTACCGGAACAATACTATTTCTCCAATACTCTTCCCTAATGTTATATATAAGTATGCAACTGTCTACAATGAGGCATACGTTGTAATAGAAAACAACGATCAAGGTACGGTTGTCTGTAATGGATTATATCTTGACCTTGAATACGAAAACGTCCATGTAACCTCCGCTATAAAGTCCGATGCTATTGGTATTGATATGAACCGCAAGACGAAACGTCTTGGATGTTCAGCGATCAAAGATATTCTAGAAGAAAGACAACTAGAGATATACGACGAAGAAACTATTAAAGAAATATCAACATTCGAAGCAAAGCGTCAGTCATACGAAGCGTCAGATGGTAATCACGATGACCTGATGATGAATCTTGTCATGTTTGGATACTTTGCTAGTACTCAGTTCTTCTCCGATATGACTGATGTCAACCTCAAACAAATTCTATTCCAAGAAAAGGTTAGGCAGATAGAACAAGACATTGTACCGTTTGGTTTTATTGATAACGGTGACGACTACATTGAAGAACTAGAGTGGGAAAGAAAGAACAGAGAAGATCGCGAGAATTGGTTGATTAGTGACAATTACAATGTTTTCTAGCGTCAACTATTGTTTTTTATAAATAATTCATTGAGATTACGATCCGTATTATGAAACCCCTTATTATTAGCTAATAGAGAAAGGAATAACAATCATGGCACTTAACACTTCATTGTCTCCTGCCATTACAATCCGAGAAGTCGACCTATCAGGTGTTGTACCTGCTACACAAACTTCAATCGGTGCGTTTGTCGGAGAGTTCAATTGGGGCCCTGTGGATGAACCAATTCTGATAGATAACGAAGGAACCTTGGTTACTAGATTTGGTACTCCCAGCGCAACAAGCGCAGATGAATTTCTGTCTGCCGCTTCATTTTTACGATATTCACAAAGTCTTCAGGTAGTTCGGACAATTGATGACGACGCAACAACTGGTGGTAAAAACGCTTACGATACTGTAGCGACTACCCTAGCAGCTGCATCACGTCCTCTTGTCAAGAACGCTGATGCCTTTGACACACAATCAGCAGCACTTAATTCTGATGGTCACACATTCATCTCGCGATATGCTGGTGCTAGTGGTTCTAGTCTTAGTATACAAATTTGTCCTACGTCGGTTGCAGATTCTGCATACAATGCCTGGACATACAATAACGAGTTTGATGCTGCGCCTGGAACATCTACCTTTGTTTCAAGCGTAAGCGGTAGCAACGACGAGATGCACGTCGTCGTTATAGACGACAACGGTCTTATTTCTGGTACAGTTGGCGCTGTTCTTGAGAAGTTTGCCTACGTATCGGCTGCGACAGACGCAAAGACAACAGACGGAACTGCTAACCATGTCCTTGATGTTGTTAGAAATCGTTCTGAGTATGTTCATGCGGTAAGTCTTAATCAAGACTCTGATGGTGGTGCTACGTCTTTCACATTGACTGGTGCGGCGAATACTGACTTTATTCTTACCGACGACAATGTGAAAACATATTCTCTTGGAAACGGAGAACTTGGTAGTGCTATTAGCACCGCTGATTATCTACTTGGTTTCGACCAGTTCGAGAATGTTGAAGAGATTACAGTTGATTTCTTGATTGCTCCAGGTTTGTCTCTAGAAGCAGATCAAACTACAGTTGTCAACGATTTGATTGCGACTGCTGCTACAATCCGTAAGGACTGTGTTGTTGTCGCTTCTCCGAATCGGGCATCAGTTGTTGGTAATGCAGCAACAAGCATTGTGACTGATACTGTTACTTTCGCTGATACGCTTACTGCTTCTTCATACCTCTTTTTAGATAACAACTATCTGAAAGTGTATGATAAGTACAACGATCAGTATGTTACAATTCCTGCTGCAGCGAGTACTGCTGGAATCATGGCCAATACCGATAGGGTTGCTGCTTCTTGGCACTCACCTGCAGGTAATCGTCGTGGTAATTATCTTGGTATTACTTCATTGGCATACTCTGCTTCGAAGTCACAAAGAGATACATTGTACAAGAATGGAATTAACCCAGTGGTTAATATTCCAGGACAGGGACCGATTCTATTTGGCGATAAGACCAAAGAATCACGTCCGTCAGCCTTTGATCGTATTAACGTTCGAAGACTGTTCCTAACAATCGAACGCGCTATTGGTGCAGCTGCCAGAAACGTTATGTTCGAATTCAATGACGAGTTCACAAGAGCAGAATTCGTTGGTATCGTCGAACCATTCCTACGTCAAGTCCAAGGACAACGTGGTATCTCGGACTTCCGAGTGGTTTGTGATGAGACCAACAATACCTCAGCGGTCGTTGATAGAAATGAGTTTGTGTTTGACGTCTTCGTTAAACCAGCACGTTCTATTAACTACGTTATTCTGAACTTTGTTGCTGTTCGTTCTGGTGTTGACTTCTCTGAAGTCGTTGGCACAGTTTAATAAAGGAGAATAAAAATGGCTGTATTATCCGTAGACACATTTAAATCAAGACTAGTAGGTGGCGGAGCGCGTCCGAATCTGTTCGAGGTCAGGTTGACCTTTCCAACGGCGCTCGGCATTACCAACCCGGCCGAAGCGGAGAAAACTTCGCTTATGGTTAAAGGTGCTTCACTTCCTGCTTCTACCATCGCACCGATCCCTGTACCATTTAGGGGTCGTGTTTTGCAAATCGCTGGAGATAGAACTTTCGATCCATGGACTGTCACTATTATCAATGACACGGATTTCGAAATTAGAAATGCAATGGAACAGTGGATGGATGGGATGAATTCTCATTCTAAAAACACTGGTGAAATCAATCCAGGAAACTACCAAGCAGATTTGGAAGTCGATCAACTGGATAAAAACGAAACCGCAATTAAAGGTTACAAGTTTGTCGGTTGTTTTCCATCTGCAGTTTCTGAGATTGATCTTCAGTATGACACTAATGATACCATCGAAGAGTTTACTGTGGAGTTCCAAGTGCAATACTGGACGAGTAATACTACATCTTAACTCGGTACTAAATAAAGGGGACTTCTTTCGGGGAGTCTCCTTTTATTTTATTCGGAACATATTATGGCAGAAGAAGCTACTGGCGGGTTGAAGTTGTTTGGCTTCGAACTCAAGCGAGTTACCAAAAAGAAAGAGAATAAGAATCTCGAATCTATTGTGCCACCAGTCGATGACGACGGCGCAGGATATGTTACTGCATCAGGGTTACACTCAGGACAATTCCTGAATCTCGACGGCCAAGATGCCAAAGATAGTAAAGAATTAGTAAACAAATATCGCGCTGTATCGCTCCATCCGGATGTTGATATGGCAATCGAAGAAATTGTGAACGAATCAATTTCTGCTTCAGAACTTAGGTCCTCTGTCGAACTATCATTAGATGACGTTGATACTTCAGACAATATCAAAGAAGAAATTCAAGAAGAGTTCAGCCAAATTATATCGATGTTGAAGTTCAATGAACTTGGACATGACATCTTTCGATCATGGTACATCGACGGGCGAATAGTTCACCACCTTGTTGTGGACGACAAAAATTTAAAACTCGGCATCCAAGAAATCAGACCAATAGATGCTGCAAAGATAAAGAAAGTAAAACAAGTAAAGTATAAGAAAAATCAAGAAACTGGCGTTGAGATTGTAGATAAGGTGGATGAGTTTTATGTCTTCGAAAAGACATCACCTAAAAATCCTGCGATTGCTGGTGTTTCTCACGGTGTGCAGTTATCTGTAGACGCTGTTAGTTATGTCACGTCAGGTATGTTAGACGAGACACGAAAGAAAGTTGTTTCTCATCTCCACAAATCACTCAAATCAATCAACCAGTTAAGATGGATGGAAGATTCGCTTGTCATCTATCGTCTCGCGCGCGCACCTGAAAGAAGAATCTTTTATGTTGACGTTGGCAACATGGCGAAAGGCAAAGCAGAAGAGTACATGAAAGGTATCATGTCTCGATATAGAAACAAACTGGTATACGACGCGTCTACTGGTGAGATGAAAGATGATCGGAAGCATATGTCTATGCTGGAAGACTTTTGGTTACCTCGACGTGAAGGTGGTAAAGGAACTGAGATCACTACACTTCCAGGTGGCGAGAATCTAGGCCAGATCGACGACATCCTATACTTCCAAAAGAAGTTATTCCGAGCACTGAACGTTCCTACTAGTAGATTAGAACAGGAAACACCGTTCTCGTTAGGACGTTCGTCAGAAATAACACGAGAAGAACTTAAGTTTCAGAAATTCATCGATAGACTTCGTCGACGATTCAGCAATGTATTCCTAGGCGTACTTAAAAAGCAACTGATCCTTAAAGGAATCATAACAGAACAAGACTGGAATGATTGGAAAAACGATATCTTTGTTGATTTCGTGAGAGACAATCAGTTCACTGAACTGAAAGAACTTGAGATTTTCAGAGAAAGAATCGCAGCACTCAACGAGATTGCACCATACGTCGGAGAGTATTACACTAAAGAATGGGTCATGAAGAATATTCTTAGAATGTCCGACGATGAATACGACGAAATGGACAAGGACTTAGAGACAGAACCACCTCCAATGGGAATGGAAGAGGAAGAACCTGCACCGAAAGCAGAACCCAAATCTAAACCTGCACCGAAAGCAGAGCCCAAACCACCTAGTAAGAGTGGCGCTGGTTCCGATGCTGACAAACCTATACCAGATAAACTCGCGCCAGAACTAGCATCTAAACTCGAAGTAGAACGATACATTCCTAACGGTGAAGAAGAACTCATTGAATCTATGATTGGATTCGTGAATAAAATGAATGAGGAATAAGGGTGACACAACTTTCGCCTATCACCACTACTGCGTTTTCGTTAGCGTACACGAAAAAAGAATTCGACAGACTTTCTAAAACCTTAGAGCAAACTGTGTTGACTCCTGGACCGCAAGGTGAACAGGGACTTCGTGGTTACAAAGGCGATAAGGGTGTGAAGGGCGACCGTGGTCAGACTGGTTCGACTGGAATTCAGGGAGAAAAAGGTGATT